TATTCCACTTAGATTTTCTAGAGTAGATGGAGAATCTTATGGAAGAGGATTGGTAGAAGAATATCTTGGCGACCTACGTTCTCTTGAATCTCTAACTCAAGCAATTGTAGAAGGTTCAGCAGCAGCCGCAAAAGTTCTTTTTCTGGTACGACCAAATGGAACCACAAAAATCAGCACCTTGGCAAAGTCTCCTTCTGGAGCAATAGTGCAAGGAGATGCAAATGATGTTTCAACACTTCAACTAGAAAAATATAACGACTTCAGAATTGCACTTGAGACAATCACACAAATTCGTGATCGTCTTGCATTTGCTTTTCTTCTGAATAGTTCAGTTCAGAGAAATGCTGAACGAGTAACTGCTGAAGAAGTACGCTTTATGGCACAAGAACTTGAGTCTGCACTTGGTGGTGTATATTCAGTACTTTCCCAAGAGTTTCAAGTTCCTTTGGTAAATCTTCTTCTTCAGAAGTTGGTTAAGGAAAAGAAGATGCCTAAGTTTCCAAAAGATAAAATAAAACCTCAGATTGTTACTGGAATTGAAGCACTTGGTCGTGGACAAGACTTAAATAGACTTGCTCAATTCTTGGAATATCTGGCACCACTTGGTCCTGAAGCAATCATGAATAATCTTAATCTTGATGATTACATTGATCGACTTGGTGCTTCACTTGGTATTGACACAGGAGGACTAATTAAGTCGCCAGAACAGAAGCAACAAGAGCAAATGGCTAGACAACAACAACAACAAGAACAAGCCCAACAACAAATGATGCAAGATGTCGTTAAAGGTGCAACTCCTCAACTTGCAAGAGGAATGACAGATGCAGGTGCTCAAAATCCTGAAATGGTTCAGGAATTGACACAACAAATGATGGGTGGACTCAGCACAAACTAAAATGGAAGAAATACAATCTTTTCAAGGAGAAGGAGTAAATCAAGCAGGAACACCAGAACATATCAATGAGATGCTTGCAAAAGTTGATGCACCAATTGATACTCATGATGCTGGTCTTGTACAACAAGATACTCCAATAACTTCAGAAGGAAGACCAGTTTGGCTACCGGATAAGTTTGACTCTCCTGAAGAAATGGCAAGAGCCTATTCTCAGCTAGAACAGAAATTTAGTTCAAGTAGTGAACAACTTCAAGAGATCGAAGATACTGCACAACAGGAACAGCAAACATCAGAGATTCAAGATACATCTGCACCAGAAGTTGCTCAACTCCTAGATAAGAATGGTCTTGATTTCAGTGTCTTTCAACAAGAATATAATGAAACTGGAACTCTGTCCGATGGTGCTTATGAAGCACTAAAAGAAGCAGGTTTAGGTACAGAAGTTGTGAATACTTGGATTCAAGGACAAGAGGCAGTTGCAGATCAACAAGTAAATAACATTTATGATATGGTTGGTGGTCAGGAATCTTATAATGAGATGATGGAGTGGGCTAACGATAATCTTGAACCTTGGGAAGTCGATGCTTACAATAGTCAGATTGAAAATCTTGATCCTAACTCTCAGTTTGCAGTCTCTGGCCTTCAAGCTCGATACATGAATTCAATAGGTAATCAAGCACCAACACTCTATCAAGGAGAACGTGCTTCTAGCGAAATGCCAAAATATGAATCACTCGCAGAACTAACGACTGCAATGGGTGATCCACGATATGCTGCTGATCCTGCATTTAGGAGAGTAGTAGAAAATAAGTTGAATAATTCAGCTTTATTTTAGTAGAGAACAAAAGAGAACATCAAGTAGAACGTAGCCCTATGCGTGGGATAACTTGTTTGAGACTGATATTATTCTCTTTAAAGAAAATAACATTCACTTTTAAATAAGGAAAAACAAATGGCTGTAGATTATACTGGTCATAGAATGGGACAAAATAATGCTACGGGTGATGCCCGTGCGTTATTCCTAAAACTGTATGCCGGAGAAGTTCTTACTGCATTCCAGAGTAAGAATATTATGATGGCTTTGCATCGTGTTCGTACCATCTCAAAAGGGAAATCTGCTCAATTCCCGATGACAGGTAAGTACCGTGATGCTGGTTATCACACTCCCGGTAAAGAAATCATACCGACCGCTGCAAAGCACGGAGAACGTATTGTTTCTATTGACGATCTCTTAATCAATGCTCAATTTATTCCGAACATTGATGAAGCAATGTCTCACTTTGACATTCGCTCTGTGTACACTCAGGAAGCAGGGTTTGGACTTTCAAAAGTTGCAGACCAAAACATCTTGAGGATGGCAATTAAAGCTGCACTCACTGAAAGTGCTACAATGGCAGCATTAACGGCTGGTGCTCCTATGATTCAAGGACCGTATACGGCCTTTGATGATGAAGACTTCACACAAAATATTGTGGTTGGAGAAACTAGTGGTGCTGGTTCTGATATATCGAAGGCGCGTGACTCTCAACATTTGTCACAAGCAATCATGGATGCAAAGCGTGTTCTTGATAATGCTAATGTTCCGGGTGATCCATTTGTGGTACTGTCAACCGATAGTTACTATGATATGTTTAAGATTAGTGCAACGACTCCGTTGTCTAGTCTTGCAATCTTTAACCGTGACATTGGTGGTGCAGGAAGTGCAGTTGCAGGTGTTGTTCCAAACATTCTTGGAATGCCGGTTTATGTAACTAACCACTTGGGTAGCTACGCTACAACTGCTACTGACGCTGCTTGGAATAGCTCTCTTTGGACTATTTCCGGTTCTGATGTCGGTGAACATAAGACTGGTGTGACTGATTGGGGTGGCGAACAACCTCTTGCATCGAGTACTGGTTCAGGACGTACTACTCAGTATGACACAGGAAGTACCAACCATGCTGCTTGGACGACCAACGTGACCAACAATAACGCAACTGCTGCTACCAGAATCACTGCAAAGATTTCTGCGGTAGCTAATCGTGTTATTGGTCTTGTGATGACTCAAGATGCTGTTGCTACGGCAAAATTGATGGATATGTCTGTTGAATCAGAATATCAAATCAATCGTCAGGGAACCCTTATGGTTGCTAAGTACGCAATGGGTCATAACGTCTTGCGACCCGCTTGTGCGATAGCTTTGATCCGTGGTCTGTAAACAGATCAATGATGATGGGGGAACTCTTGAACTAGAGTTCCCCTTTTTTTTAGAAAACAACAATAGAGAAATCCTATGAGTCTTAGTCCAACAACAGAACTAGAAGCAATCAATACAATGTTGACCAGTATTGGTGAACAACCTGTACAATCGAAGGATAATCTTGCAGGACTTTCAGATGCCTCTATAGCCCAACAAATTCTCTCGAATGTATCAAGATCAGTTCAATCAAGAGGATGGATATTTAATACTGATCTAGATGAAACACTATCACCCAACACAGCAAAGGGTGGTATAATAGAACTTGACCCTTCAGTACTAAGAGTTGACACAACTTCAAGAACTCGTACTTCTACCGAAGATATTATTGAACGAGGTCGTAAATTATGGGATCGTCAGAAGAATACAGATGTATTCACGACTACAGTAAAAGTAAACACAGTTAAACTTCTTATTTTTGAAGACTTACCCGAACCTGCAAGACGCTTTATTGCACTTAGAAGTGCAAGAATATTTCATGATCGTGTTGTTGGCAGTGACACTCTTCATAAATTCTTTCAAGAAGATGAAGAACAAGCATGGTCCCAACTTCTCGAATATGAAGGAGATGTTGGTGATTACAATATATTTGATAATTATGATGTATTTCGTGTTCTTGATCGTGCTCCATTTCAAAGCTATGGACTCACAAAGAACTTTGTAGACTCAACAGAAACCGCCTGATGCCTTTAATCTCTGGAACTATACCTAGCCTAGTTAATGGTATTTCACAGCAACCAGCATCGCTTAGAATGCCTACACAAGGTGAAATACAGGAGAACGCTTTTTCGCATATCTCAAGAGGACTTGAAAAGAGACCATGTACAGAACATATTGCTGAAATAGCAGGAATTACATCGACCGATTCAAATGATGTATTTATCCACACAATTCGGCGTAGTGAAGATGAAGCGTATGCACTTGTTGTTAAGGGTGGAGTAACTACAACCGATACCAACATTAAAGTTAAACTGTTTGATCTTACTGGTTTTGCTACCGGAACTGCTGGAACCGAAGTATTTATACATCCAACTGTACAGGCTGGAGAAGTAACAGCAAATGGTACTTTAGATGGCGATGTTAAGGCATATCTTGGTAACTTTCTTGTTGCTACAAATCCATTTAAGCCAAATAAATTATCTGCAACAACTATTGCAGACTTTACATTTCTTCTAAACAAAACCCAAAAGATCAAAAAGGTTACAACAACTACCCATGATACCAGAAATTATGAAGCATTGATTCACTTTAGAGTTGGAGACTATGATGCAGACTATAATGTAGTTGTAACAGAATATCCTGTAGATTCTGATGGAGAAATAGATAAAGGAACCGTAGCTGTTCCAACTGCATTAACCACAATAACCAGTACCTATGAAACTCCCGATAATGAGGTAGTGTCGGAAACTGTAGAGACAGGCACGCTCACCCACTCTAATAATAACCAAGATGCAGTAGTTATTTCAAATATTGCACAAATATTGACTACAGGAGTTAAAGTCCCTCCATTAGTTCAAGGGGTTTGTAATGGTACTGATGATGCTTATGTAAATGGAGTTGTAAGTCAAGGTGCCTTCTCAGGAACTAAAATTAAAACTGCTGATTATAATACTGCAATGAGTATTATAACAATAAATAGTGTAGCGTTTGCACTTACAGAAGCTACTGCGACAACAAGTGCAGCACATGGTTTAAATGTTGGTGACTCGATTACAGTATCTGGTGTAACTGGAGCTAGTGCAGCACTTTATAATGGAACATTTACTACAATTGCTGGTACTACTGCAAAGATAATTAAATACACAATGTCTGGAACACCAGTGGCAGGGGGTGGCACAGGTGGTACAATACCTAAAAGACAACCTTGGGAAGTAACGTATCGTACCGGAGAAAGTATGATTCATATAGAAAACAGTCAAAATCCCTTTGTAGTTGAAGTTACCGATGGAAAAGGAGATACTTATGTTCGTGCAATTAATGGTAGTGATGAGGTAGCCAACTTCGCACTGTTACCGGCTACTAAAATTGAAATTGGTTTTGTAGCAAGAATCAGTGGAGATACAAAAAGTGGACAAGATGACTACTATGTAAAGTGGAATGGAACAGTATGGAAAGAAACCAATAAACCTAAGTATCCAAGTGTACTTGCAAAAAATACTCGAAAATCAATTGATGAAAAAACGATGCCAATGCAACTCTTCAAAGAGTTTGATGCAAGTGGTGATATTTATTTTGTTCTAAAGCCGGTAGATTGGGATTCACGAAAGTCAGGTGATGACAAAACAAACCCATTTCCATCATTTGCAAACTATGACGAAACA